GACACCTACAAGCTGGACAAGGCCCAGAAGATCACCCCGCAGGAGTGGGATGACCTGTCGGTGGCCGACAAGAAGGCCATCCGCGACGAGCTGGAAGCGATCAAGGTGCGCGGGTTCGGCCCGCAGCAGACCAGGGCTACCGCCTTGCTCGCCCAGCTGCGCGCCCCGAACACCGTCGGGAACACCGCCAAGGCGATCGCCCCGTCGAACGCCCCCGGCACCGGCTCCAGCCCCGCCGGGAAGGTCACCCTGGGCAAGGCCATCAAGGTCGTGCCGATGCACCAGCCCGGTCAGACCCCGCAGCTCCCCGCGCCGCCGCCCGCACCCGCGCGTGGGCAGCGCGACCAGAACGGCATCCTCAACACCCCGCACGTCGGTGGCCCCGTTTCCTCCACCTCCGTGGGCCTGCCCGACGGCTACCGGATCAGCCGCGACCGCATGGGCTACAGCCTCAAGCACAACGGGAAGCTGATCCGCACCAGCAACGACCAGGCCGCCCTGGAGAAGTACGCCAAGGACCACGCCGACGGTATCGCCAAGGTGCAGGCCGCGCACAAGGCCAACCCGCCGGTGGTTAAGTCGCTGCCGGACCAGATCAAGGCCGATCAGGTCAAGGCGAACGCCGCCACTCCGGCCGCGCCCAGCGCCCCGAAGCCTCCGGCCCCGGCCGTGCTGTCTCCGGACGCGCAGCAGGCCCGCGCGGTGGCCGGGCGTGGTGTGCCGAAGGCGCAGATGGCCAAGACGCACCTCGACGTGTACGGGAAGCTGACGAAGGCCGACTTCGACCAGCTCGATGACAAGACGCAGCGCACCATCCGCGACGACCTGGCCAACGCCAAGGCGAAGTTCCTCGACCCGAAGAAGCAGCAGGCCGCAGCCGATCTCCTGGATCGTTTTGGATCAAGGCACACCGCGCCGGTCACCTCCCCGGCGGCCCAGGTGAAGTCGGCGGCCAAGGTCACCCCGACCAACGTCGCCCGAATGATCCGCAAGGACGGCTCCGTCGACCTAGTGCTGGGCGGCAAGAAGGTCAACGTCGGGTTCGCTGGCGCAGACCGCGACGGCAAGCTGGAGATGGTCCCCGGCGGCCACTATGTGGTCACCATGAAGGACGGCACCAAGCACAACCTCGCCAAGGGCCAGTTGGTCGAGGCGTACCCGCCGTCAGCACCTGCGGCCCCTGCGGCCAAGCTGCCCGACGGGCATCAGCGCACCCTGGAGAAGATCGCCTCCGGCGCGAAGGTCAGCAGCATCGGCAACGGCCACGCCAACCCCGGCCTCGCCGACCTGGAGAAGAAGGGCCTCGTCGCCTGGAACCCCACCGCGAAGCAGTTCGAGCTGACTGACGCCGGTAAAGCCCACCTGCCCAAGAGCGCGGCGCACCCGAAGGGCTACAGCGACCCTGTGGCCGAGGCCGTCAAGGCCGCCAGCAGCGGGCTGATCTCCACTGACGACGTCATCAAGACCGCTGGGCGGCTCAGCCCCGACTCGATCAAGCAGCTCGACGACGCGGACCGTAAGCAGATCGTCGGCCGTCTCGCGTTCGTGGCCACCCACCCGAAGGCCACGCAGGCGCAGAAGGACAAGGCCGCCGCCCTGAAGCGGATCATGGTGGACGGTTCCCCCGCGCTGACCGCCCGCAAGTGGGACCACACCCCCACCCTGGCCGAGCTGCACACCGAGGAAGAGAACAGCGGTGTCCTGAAGGTTGCCGCCGCACTGAAGGCCGCCGACACGAAGCACAACCTGACGCCGGGCACTATGCGCGTCGACCGCATGCACGCCCTCACCGCGCTGTCCAAGGCGCAGTTCGACGCCCTGACCCCGGACCAGCAGCGCAAGATCACCGACGCCCTGCACGACGTGCACTCCGACGGTCAGGACCTGTCCGGCATCACCAAGCTCGACCCCGCCGTCGACACTGCCTTCCACCACTACACAGGCAAGACCCCCGGCGTTCACCGGCTGCTCCAGGCGGAAGCCGACTTCCGCGCCGGGAAGATCACCCCCGACCAGTTCCGCACCCAGCTGCTTCATGCTCGCGTCCAGTCGCGGGGCAAGTACGGCGACCCCAACTCGCCCGAAGCGAAGCTGGCGAAGGAAGCCCAGCGCATCGCCGAGGACAACCCGAAGCTGCCGATCTGGCTACGCGCCGAGATGATCGAAAACCCGTACAACGGCCGAGGCCACACGTACGGCGCGGTCGCCGCCACCCAGAACCAGTACAACTTCGACGACGCGCCCCGGCTCAGCAGCAGCGACATCAGCCAGATCTTCGGCGCCTCGGTCGACGAGCTGAAGCAGGCCCACCCCGTCCACGCCGAGGCCGTCAAGAAGCTGCGTGAACACATCCTGCTGACCGGCCTGCGCGGCCAGCCCGGCGTACCCACCGGCAGCCCCTGGTCGTATGCCACCCGCAACCACGTCGTGGACAACCTGCTGCATATCTCCCGCTCCGACTTCGAGGTGCCGGAGGCGCGGCTCAAGGAGTTCAACGACCTGCCGCCCGTGGCGAAGATGCAGGTCCGGTCCGTGCTGCGGGAACGCATCAACAGCCAGACCGACGACCACGCGAAGACCGGCACCTGGCTGGCCCTGCGGGAGCTGGAGGGTAACGGCCCGTTGCCGCAGGAGCAGCGCGACGCCGTCCTGGCCGCCGCGAACCGGTTCGGTACTCCTGACCTGGCTGTCTACCGCAGACTGGACCGCAACGACTACGCCAACTTGCCGCCGTACGTGCAGAACGCCATCGACGCCCACCTGGACGAAGCGCAGAAGAAGGCCGAAACGGCGTCCGGCGGCAACGAGGTGTGGGGCCCGACGGACAACCCGCTGAAGGTGATGCCCGCCGCCCTGAAGGCCCACCTGAACAGCGCCCGCCCCGACACCTCGGACCGGCGAGTACGGGCCGCCCTGGACATCTCCCACTACGGCACAAAGATCTACGCCCCGCACAGCCGGGTCGCCGTGTACGCGGACGTGCCGACGGCCGAATTCCGGAAGCTCAAGCTACTTGAGCAGGGGAAGATCTACGGCGACCTGGAAGACATCGCCAACGACTCGAAGCTGAACCTGACGCTGCGGTACCGGGCCAGGATCACCAGAGACCTGCACCTCGACGACGCGCCGGGCATCACCCCGGTCCAGATGCTGGCCATCCTCAGGACCGACCCGGCAACGACCCGGCAGTTACCCTGGCCGGACGTCGCCAACGCCCTGAACAACCTGCCTAAGGCCGAGTACGACAGCCTCGAACCGGTGTACCGCGACGCCATCGACCAGCGGATCGCCTCGATGGCCGGTGACCCGCAGGCGCAGGCTTTCGACGCGAAGTTCCACCCCAACCGGCCTGCGCCCACCCCGGCCGGGGTCACCCCGACCCCGCAGGCGAGTGTGCCGCCGCACGTGCAGGCCGCCCTCGACACCATCTACGGCACCCACGCGTCCGGCAAGTCGCACACCATGGCCCACCAGCTGTCCACGTACGGGGCGCTACGCGGCAGCGACTTCCACCTGCTCAACGGCCAGGAACAGTCGCATCTGCTGGGTGACCTGTCGTTCATCGCGACCACGGCGAAGGGGCCGTCGGCCGACAAGGCGAAGAAGCTGATCGACCGGTTCACCCCCGCCGGAACCCCGGCCGGGCAGGTCCCGAACCAGCCGATCCTGCCCCCGGCCAACGCGGTGCCCGGCCAGGTCCGCTATGCCACCCCGCTCAAGGGCCTGGAGATGGCCAAGGACTCCGGGAAGTCCGGCGACGGGTGGATCACCCTGCCGAACGGCAACCGGGTGTGGGGGGCGCACGGGGCGGCTGGTCTGCTGCTCATGCACCAGGACCCGAACACCGGCGAGAAGCGCTACCTGATGGTGCAGCGCGGCCCGGCCATCTCCGACCCCGGCAAGTGGACGTTCCCTGGCGGTGCCTCGGACTCGAAGGAAACCCCGCACCAGGGCGCGGCGCGGGAGACCATCGAGGAGTTGGGCCTCAAGCCGGACGCCCTGAAGGACGCCCTGGTCCATGGCGATCACACGTTCAGCGTGCCGAACCACACCTGGGCGTACACGACGGTGGCCGCGCAGGTCCCGACGATGATCAAGCCGAACCTGTCCACCGCCCACGCCCGCGCGGAAACCTCCGACGCCAAGTGGATGACCCTCGACGAGATCCGCGCCCTCGACAAGTCCGGCAAGCTGCACCACCCCATCGCGGGCGGCAAGCTGGAACAGAACGTCATCTCCCTGTACCCGGCGCAGGGTCAGACCCTCGGCCAGCTGGTGCGGCCCGGCCCGGTCACGAAGCGGCAGAACCGGCTGCGGCTGCCCGCCAACGGGCGGCAGGCGCCGAACACCCCGCCCAACGCGTGGACGGCGCCGCACAAGGAGTCCAAGGGCCGGAACCTCGTCACCGACAAGACGGCCATCGACAAGCTGCGGCAGGACGTCAAGCAGGCCCGCAAGGCGTACGACGGCAAGACCGCCGATGGGCGGCTCGCCGCGATCGGCAACATGCAGGGCTTCGACGACACCCCGACCGTCGTGTCGAAGAAGGAGATGGACCGGCTGCTCGCGACCGGCGACTACATCGAGGTGTGGCGCGGGGTCAAGAGCGCGGGCTGGGGCAGCACCGCCAAGAAGGCCGCCGACATCAACGAGGACATGCGTTCCGGCACCGCCTACTACGGCAAGGGGATCTTCGGCAACGGCTACTACCTGGCCACCCAGAAGTCGGTGGCCACCCAGTATTCCGACGGCACGAAGAACAGCGTCCTGCGTGCGCTCATTCCGAAGAGCGCCGTCACGGAGCACTACGACAAGATGGAGCGGGAGGCGCACGCCGCCGCTTCACCCCGGTCGAAGGCGAAGGGCGGCAGCTACGAGGACGGCACCCTGTGGGATCCCGGCCGCTGGGCCGCCGCGAAAGGTGTCGACGGCATCGAGATCCAGCACCACCACACGTCGGGCGGTGGCTGGGCCAGGCACGTCGCGAAGCCGGGCATGCCCGCGTTCAACTGGCTTAACCGCTCCGTGCTGATCATCCAGGAGGCCCAGTGACACCGGCGAAGATGGCCCTCTACCAGCGGGTTGTCGGTGCGCTCGGGGGGTTCGATGCGTCACCGGACGAGCGCCGCGCGATCCTCGACGGGACCGGTGACGCGGACTCGTGGGCGGATGTGTCGGACGATGTGAAGCAGCTCATCGTCAAGATCGAAAACAGTCCGGCGCAGACGTGGGCCGACCCGGCCGACCTGCCGGACCAACAGGGCATTTGACAGCGGCTGTAGCGTGTGGGCCGACAGAGAGGAGGAGCCATGACCACCGTGAAGAAGATCATCGACGGGGTCTGCCTGGCCGCCGACCTGGCGCCCGCCGTCGGCCTGGTCCTGGTCGGCCTGGGCCTGATCGTGGGCGGCTCAACCGGAGCGCTCTGGTACTGATGACCGACCGCGACGCGTACGACGCCGGGCACACCGCCGGAGGCATCGACGCCCGCCTAGCCGGACACGACCAGCACTTCGCCCGCATCAACGGCAGCCTCGCCGACATCGCCCGCGAGATGCAAGGGGTGAAGCTGGCCCTGCAACGCCTCGCCGACGGGGCCGACGCCGACCGGAACACCGCGCTCGCCACCGCCGCCGCACTGAAGACTGCCGACGAGGTCCGCCGGGCCCAGGCCACCGACCGATGGTCACCATGGCAGAAAGCGGTCGCGCTGCTCGCCGCCCTGGCCGCCATCGCCTCGATCGTCGCATTCATACTCAAAACAGGAGGACACGCGTAATGGACTTCGGAACCGCAGAACACGCCGCCAGCATCACCGAGGGCCGTCGCCCCGGCATCCGGGACGGCCTCCAATGGCTCACCTACGCCCACCTGCCGGAGCAGCTCCGGCAGTTCTCGGAGCCGTTCTACATCGCCGCCGTGCAGCTGATCGCCGCCATCCCCACCGACTCGCCTGAGCTGACCACCGCCGTCAACGGCCTGATCGCCGCGAAGGACTCGGCCGTGCGCGCCGGGATCCGCCACGACACCGGCCGCGCCGGATCCATCCCCCGCCCGCAGAAGGTTCTCCTGCCGCCCACGCTGGCTGGAGATGGTGAAGTGCACGAGGCGGGCAACCCGCACAACTGCCCGTGCGGGCAGGAAGCCGAACCTGCGGGCGACGCCGTATCCTGATCGGCAAACGAGGAGGCCGCATGGGCACGAAATGGCAGATGCCGATCGCCGTCATCGGCAAGCCCACCGGCGACGGGCGCCAGTTCGACGAGGGCGCCCTGTCCCACCGGGACCTGCCGCTGCCCCTGCGGTACGTCGCCACCGATTCCGGCGGGCACAACAACGCCGTGATCGTCGGGCACATCTCCCAGATCGGCAAGGAGAAGGCCGGGATGCTCCCGGCCAAGGGTGAGTTCTACGACGACGAGTCGTGGCCGGAAGACGTGCGGAACGCCGCCACGGCCGCGATGAAGTTCACCCAGAACAAGGTGATCGGCCCGTCCGTCGACCTGGACAAAATGGAAGCGGAGCGCGTCCCGGAGCCCAAGGCGTACGCCGCGTGGCAGAAGGATCAGCGGACCAAGCTGAAGGCCGCGAAGATGGCCCACGCCGCCGCCACGGGCAGCGACTGCGGTTGCGGTGACCCGGAGCCGACCATGGCGATGGAGCCGTACGACGGCCCGCACCTGAAGGTCGTCAAGTCGGGGCGGCTGGCCTCGGCGACGCTGGTGCACATCCCCGCGTTCGCGGAGCTGTCCGGCCATGCGAAGCTCACCGCCAGCGGCGACAAGATCGAAAACGATACGGAGATGGCAGCCGACCAGGACACGGATTCCGGGATCTGGCTCACCGACGACGAGTACGCCGAGTTCGCGAAACGGCGCCTGCCGTCGAAGAACAAGAACGGCGACGCCGAACCAGCCGGGGAAGACGACCAGGGCGGCGCCATGTACGCGGCCCGCGACCAGATCGACGCCCAGGACTTCGTCGACCCCGACGGCCGCCGGTTCCCCATCACCGACTGCTCCTCGATCCACGATGCGGTGTCCTCGTACGGGCGGGCCGACCCGAAGATCCCGTTCGACAAGTTCAAGTCGCGGGTCATGGCGATCGCGAAGCGTAAGGGCTGCGAGGGCAGCCTCCCCGACAACTGGAAGGCCGGAGAGAAGATGGCCGCATTGATGGCTGCGGCTGCACCGGCCGCCCCGCCGAAGGAATGGTTCGACGACCCGAAGCTGACCCAGCCGACGCCGCTGCACATCGGCGACGACGGCCGCGTGTACGGCCACGTCGCCGCGTGGGGCACCTGCCACGTCGGCATCGGCGACTCCTGCACGATCGCCCCGAAGTCCCGCACCAACTACGCCTACTTCCACACCGGTGAGGTCGTCACCGCCACCGGCGAGCGGCTGCCCGTGGGCCGTCTCACGTACGGCGGCGGCCACGCCCAGCCGAACCTGGGCTTCCGGGCAGCGGCCGAGCACTACGACCGCACCTCCAACCTGGGCGCCCTCGTGCGCGCGGGCGAAGACGAGTACGGCATCTGGGTGGCCGGTGCCCTGGTCCCGGAGGCCGACGAGGCCGCGCTGCGGGTCATGCGGGCCACCCCGTTATCCGGTGACTGGCGCCGAGTCGGCGGCAACCTGGAGATGGTGGCCGCGCTGCACGTCAACACCGCCGGGTTCCCCATCCCCCGCTACGTCACCGCCTCCCTCGACGGCGGGGCGCCCGACGAGCAGGAAGTCCTCAGCCTCACCTCGGCGGGGACGCTGCCGGTCCTCGGCGACGACGCGGCCGTGCTGCTGGCTTCCGGTTCGATGGACACGGAGGCGCTGGGCCGGGCGATCGCCAGGGGGATGCTCGCGGAGCAGAAGGCGCTCGCCGAGCACGACGCGAAGAACGCCGAGTGGAAGACGCTGGTCGCGGCGGCCACGGCCGACACCTGCGAGGCCGATTACCATGAGGCCATGGGCGGCCTGCTGGTCGCGCTGGTCGAGTAGGAGGAGGCCCCATGGGCTGCAACTGCGGAGGGAACGGATCCGGCCTCGGTAACTACGTGGTGAAGAACGCCACCACGGGTGAGGTCATCAAGAGGTTCACGGCCGTCCGGGAGACCGAGGCCAAGGCGTTCGCGGCGAAGACGCCCAACACCACCTGGGCCAAGACGAGCTGAACACGAAGAAGCCCCGCCCCCGGCTTCCCTGGGGACGGGGCTTCTGCACGTCCGCTACTCGACGGCGCCGAACGCCCGGTCGCGTGCCCGCTTCAGCACCCTGATCAGGCAGTTCAGGTTCGACCAGTCATTCAGGCTGGCGTGCCAGCCGTCGAAGTGCGGCGTGTACTTCAGGGCAGCCCGAACCTTGACCATGTCGATGGTCGGCTCCCCGGCATCCTTCAGCCATTCGTTCACGATGGCGATCACGCGGTCGGTCTCCTCGCCGAGCTTCTCCCGGCTAGCCGCCAACGTGGCGATCTGAACCTCGCCGCTCTGGTTACTGCCCCATGCGACGCGTACGTCGATACCGTCCCTGGTGTGGATCGTTTCGCTGGGCATCTCTTCTCCCGTCTCGGGGTGGTGCTGCCCGGCATCTCGCCGGTGCATGCCGAGCCTACAGCCAGAGACGCCCGGCCAGGTTGTGCACACCTGGCCGGGCGCTGCCGAATCGAACGGCACGGCATTACGATCCGCTCACATCAGGGCTGGTCGTCGTACCGCCGTCCGGTGATCACCCACTTCTGGGCGTTGTTCATGCGCGGTGTGCCGGGGATGTATCCGGCGGCCGTGATCTCCGCGATGGCCTTCGCGACGTGCGGCAACGTCTCGGGGTCATCCTTGTGCTTGTAGTCGCCCTGCTCGACGCTGACGCTCTTGCTCATCGTCTTGAGGTGCTTGCCCCAGTCGCGGAGGCCCTTGAACCCCTGCACCTTGTCGGCGGTCACCTCCGCGCTGCCCCCGCCGAGCATCTCGGTCAGCAGGTGGGGGGTGAGTTCGATGTTCAAGCTGAGGCCCGAGGTTCCGTCGCTGATCTCTATGCTGGGCCGAACCTGGCCGCTGTCCGGGCCGGAGCCGTAGACGCGGCTGAAGACCAGCCGAACGGCCAGGTCACCGGGATTCCTATCGCGCATGAATAACCCTCCTCGCTATGAGCAGATCAGTCGTACCGACATCGCGGCGTACCGGCGGGCCAGCCGGAACTTGCCCCGCTTCACGGACCTGACGGCCGCGACCATCGGGCAGCAGTCGTCGGAGTCGGGCTTGGGCTTGGGCGGCTTACGCCCGTGCCCGTAGGTGCTGACCGTCGGCTTGGGCGGCTTACGCCCGTGGGGGTTGAACGTCATCAGATCCTCCCGGCGATCAGGCGTACCGACAGCCGGGCGTAGCGCCAGGCCAGCCGGTATTTGCCGCGCCGAACGGAACGCCCGGCCTCGACCATCGAGCAGCAACTCTTCGAGGGCGGCTTGTTGTGCGAGGTCTGCCCCTGCGGCTTACTGCGGGGGGTGATCCTCTGCCGCTTGCCGCCCGGACCGCCCGGATTGCCGTCGCGGCCTCCGTACGAGGTCATATGCTCTCCTCCTGTGTAGTCCGGTTTCCACCTTTAACGACGTTGTTCACCGGCAACCCAATGTCAGCCTTCGTCGTACCAGACCGAGTCGGCGTGGGCTTCCCAGCCCGCGTCACGCGCCCGTTCCTGGTCTTCCATCCACTTGTCGACGATCTGCATGGCGACGGTCTTCGAGACGTTGAACCCTCGAACGAACCGGGCCACCTCGGCCCGATCCATCGGCCGGTCGGGCGCCGGGTCGTCGTCTTCCGGGGCGGTGTCTTCCCACATGGGGGCCTGCTTCCATTCCACTCGGCCCATGGCGGTCTGGTGGAACCGCGACGGGGGAAGCGTGATCCGCTTCCCGTCCAGGACGTCGAGTGTGAGCTGGTCGGGCTTCCCGCCGTAGAACTTCTCCAGTACCGCCGTCGGCAGTGTCGGGTCGGCCACGACCTTCGAGAACAGGGTCATGGACGCCCGCAGCTTGTGATTGTCGGGATGCCCGAACATCAGGTGCTTGTGGGACAGCACGGCCATGGTGCATTTCGCCAGCCGGGCGGCCAGGACCGGGTCGGCCAGATAGGCCCGCGCCTCGGTGATGTCGGCGATCCCGAAGTACCGGGCTGTCTCGCTCTTCGCGAGGGCGCGCAGCTGCGGGAACACGAACCACATCCAGTGGGTTTGCTTGCGCCCCAGCTGGACTTCCCGGTACGCCTTGTCGAAGCGGCCGAGCGTGGCCTGTGCCCGGTGGAACCGGTCCAGGGAGTCGTCGGCGGGCAGCTTCGGCCGCGCCAGACGCGGCGCGGCCTTGCTCCCATACCAGTCGATCATGCTTCCTCCCACACGCTGACCGGGCGCCGCACCAGGCGGGCGGCGGCCACGCGCTGGAACCGGGCCTCACCGGCCCGCGCCATGACGTCGGTGATCGCATCGAAGCGGGCGCGGGCCTGCCGCTCGCTTTCCGCGACACCCAGCCAGATCCCGGCGCGGCGGCCGATCACGGCGCCCTCGCTGTCCAGGTCTTCACGGGTGACCTCAACGGCCCACTCGTACTGCTGTTCTTGCTCCATGGTGTCCTCCTCGATCTGTCTGCCATCAGTGTACACTGATGGCAGACAGATGAGAACCCGGAGGAGACAGCAATGCTCAAGGGAATGACCCAGCACCAGGCCAACCGCCACCCCGTCGCCACCGGGCTGATCGTGATGGTGTTCGGGCCGCTGGTCCTGGCCGCCATGGCCCTGTACGTCGTGGTGTTCGTGGCCTACGTCGTGCTGTCCGCTGTGGCCGAGGTCGGCTATCGCGCCCACCAGAACCGGCGGCAGCGATGAGCGAGCAGGCCCTGTTCCGCATCGACGCCGCTCGCGGCGGTCTGCACTTCTGCCAGGGGTGCCCGTCGGGGGCGTGGATGACGGTCGACGAGCTTCGGGTGCGCGGCTGGCTGGCCTTCGACGGCATGTCGGTGACCGGCCAGCCGCTGCACGTCAGGATCTGCCCTGACTGCCAGGCTAAGCCTCCACGTCCTGCACCACGCCCAGCAGCGCAGCCGCGTCTGCCTCTACCTGACGATCCCGGATCGGGGAGTTAGCCGCCGCGTCCTGGGCTGCGTTCCGGTTGACCTGGAGCTTCGGCCACTGCTCCGGCGGCAACGGCAGCACGCGCATGTCCGGCGGGGAGAACGGCTTGTTCCGGTAGTCCTCGGCGCCGTACCAGACGGTCTTCTGGTGGGTCGTCACGACGCCGGTGTTCACCACCACCGGGATGTCGACCTGGTGGGCGCGCAGACAGAACGACACATCCTCCCCGCACAGCTCCCCGTCCGGGCCGGGGATCCGCTCGAACCAGATGTGCGCCGGGGCGCCCTGCTCCATCGACCAGGCGGCGATCTTCTCGTACACGGACCGGTGGGTCAGCAGGAACCCGCAGCCGGTCGCGCCG